ACAATATAGCCATGAACGAATTACCTAAGCATATTTCCTATTCCAGTTTAACCACTTGGCAAGAGTGTGGCTGGAAGTATTACCTACAAAAAGTTGAAGGCGTACAAGAAGCACACGCCGTATGGTTCACAGGTGGCTCTGCAGTACATAGAGCAACCGAAGACTATGACAATGCAGGTGAGATATCACTTGACTCCAAATACCTAGATACCGTCTGGAACAATGCTTGGTTTGCCCAAGTCAAAGAAGACGAAGAGATCAACGGTGACATGAACACTTGGCAGTTTGCTAAGAAGGAAGACATGTCATGGTGGTATGGAGAAGGTCGTTGGATGCTAGAGAACTGGGCTAAGTTCCGCAACAACGGCTGGTCAATCTACGAAGACTTCGTTGAGAAGGCATATGATATTCCGATTGATGACACATCTGTGAAGATGGCCATTGACCGTGTAATGGTAGACTTCGAGGGGAATCGGGTGCTCCTCGACATCAAGACTGGTGCGTCATCCCAGAGGCATCCCTTGCAACTCGCGGTCTATGCGTGGGCACTAGGGAAGCAGGGGATTTCTGTCGATAAGGCAGGCTTCTGGGATGCACGTACTGGTTATGTCTCACTATGGAACCTCGCCAATTTGCACGCAGAGCGAGTAGAGGATATACTCAATACATTCGATAAGGCACGCAAGGAAACAATCTTTCTACCTAACATGTCCAACTGTGGTCGATGTGGCATCACATCATCATGTAAGTACGTTAATGGACACGTTAGTTAGTGATATAGTCCCTATCATCACTTCACTCGATGATGCAATAGATGCATGGGATAACATAGGGTTCAAACTCGAACATATGAAGAGGAGATAAACAAATGACTGGTAACTTCCAAGTCAGTAGTAAACTCTACGATGGACGTATCTTCGTCGTAGCAGCAGAGACCTACGTAGATTTCTGCGTAGCATTAGAGCAAGCCGTAGGCGTTGAGGAGTCACAAGAACTCCTAAAGCAGATGGCGCAATCACTAGCAGGTGCACCACAGACTGCAGCACATGCAGTTGAGAATGTACGTCAGTCATTCCCAGATGCACAGGTCGATCACACTGCACATCCAACACAAACTGCAGCCAACACGCTAGGGCCTGAGGGCAAGCGTTGTAGCCACGGTATTATGACAAAGCGACAGGGACAAGGTGCAAAGGGACCATGGAAGGGCTATATGTGCCCTACTCCAAAGGGAACTCCAGACCAGTGCGAACCTGTATTTATCCGACGTAATGATGCAGAATGGAATAACTTCTAACCAATGAGAACACTTGCCCGCGCCGTAGGTAGTAAGGACATAGGTGGCGAACCGCTACCAACAGTCTTTCGTACCTTTGAAATCAATAAGGTCGTATTCCGTCGTTCGGAAATATCGATGATTGCTGGTACACCTGGTGCTGGCAAGTCTTCCGTTGCGTTAGCATTAGCGCTAAGAGCAAAGGTCCCAACACTGTATGTCAGTGCTGATACCAATGCTCACACAATGGCTATGCGTTTGTTATCTATGATAACTGGTAAGCCACAGTCTGATGTAGAAGTTTTACTTGAGACTGAGGTTGCTACATCTCGTAAAGTCATCAATGAACATGCACAGCACATCTTCTGGTCTTTTGATTCTAGTCCTACGCTAGATGATCTAGACCAGGAGGTTGCTGCATTTGAAGAATTGTGGGGTTGTTCACCGACTCTCATTGTTATCGATAACCTTATGGATATTGCTAATGATGGTGGGGAAGAGTTTGCGAACATGCGCTCCACATTGAAAGAACTCAAGTACCTCGCAAGAGATACTAACGCTGCTGTTGTAGTACTTCATCATACGAAGGAGTCCTACACAGGTACACCGTGTCAGCCACGCTCTGCTCTGCAGGGCATGGTTGCACAGTTACCTGCCCTTATCTGTACAGTTGGCACTGATGCTCCTGGGTTTATCGCAGTTGCACCAGTGAAGAACCGTTATGGTAAGGCAGACCCATCAGGCAACACTGCCTATTGGTTGAACTTTAACCCAGAATACATGGATGTTTCTGACATCGTTGAGAGGTTAAAATGAGTTTCATCGATCCTATCGTACCCAAGCCTGATTGGGGTAATCCGTTTCCAAACGTAGACCCTGATGAGTGGGAAGATGACGATGATGACTAAACATATAAATGAACTAAAACCAGATTACACAAGGGCGATGGATATCCGTGGTGAGCCAACCACGGTGTGCATCTGTGGAAGTTTCGTCTGGAATCTCAAGGTATCATTTACAGAGGATGGTACTATTGGGATGTATTTTCGAGATATGGAGTGTGCTGACTGTGGAACACAGGCAACCGCGCCAATTGAGGAGTAATAATGAAACTAACAACATACGCTTGGATTATGGCTGCTGTAGTCTTTGTGGGCACTTTGCCTCACGCTGTGGGTGCGATGTTTACGAGGACACAAGTAGAGATAGGACAGAGATGGTGCGGCGCTCAGCCAATCGTCTTGGTCTCCATATCCGAGATGAAAAAAATGGCAAAGCAAATCGCTAGAGGTAAAGTGCTAGCGACGTACAAGAGTAACTATGAGTGGAAGGCATTGTTTACTCTATGGAACAAGGAGTCTCGCTGGGATTACACCGCAGACAATCCTCGTTCATCTGCTTATGGAATACCTCAGATGCTTAATATGCCTAAGGATACTCCAATGCTTAAGCAGATAGACTTAGGTCTCAAGTACATACAACATCGCTACGGCAGTCCATCAAGAGCCTTAGCGTTTCATAAGAAGAATGGTTGGTATTAATTAATGGGTGGTCGCGCAGCAAAGGCTAAAGGTGCGGGAGCAGAACGTGATGTGGTAAAGTACCTCAAGCAATGGTTCCCGTATGTAGACAGACGTCTTGCAGGCGCGACACTTGACAAAGGTGACATCTCAGGAATTCCTGGTGTTACCATTGAAATAAAAAACCATGCTAAGATGGACTTAGCAGGTTGGATAGAAGAGTTGATAGTCGAGATGGCTAACGACAAGGCTTGGACGGGTGTAGTTGTGCACAAGCGAAAGGGACGGGGAAATCCTGGAGATTGGTACGCAACTATGCCCGTACAAGTATGGATTGATCTTCTAAGGAAGGCGTTAGACAAATGAACGACAAACCCGATATTACTGCAGTACTAGAATACTATGGTGCTACAGTACCTACACGCACAGGATGGGCTAAGATGAAATGCCCATTCCATAATGATTCACACGCTTCATCGGCTGTGCATCTGGCAGAGAATGTTTTCAAATGCCATGCATGTCAGTACAAAGGTGATGCATACGCTATCATTATGCAGAAAGAAGGAGTTGAATTTCGTGAAGCAATCACTATCGCAGAAAGAATCCTTAACCAAAGCGGCAAAGTATTACCACAGCGCCTTGGCGGAGGCAGAGGAATATCTCGCAGGACGCGGGATAACAATGGAGCAGGCAACTCGCGCACGATTGGGCGTCGTGCTAGAGCCCTTAACGGGTCATGAAGCCTATATCAATAGACTTGCGATTCCCTACATTACGCGTTCAGGGGTGGTTGACATTAGATTTCGTTCGATGGACCTCTCGGAGCCGAAGTACATGGGAATGGCGGGGGCGACGACGCATCTCTACAACGTTGGTGCGTTCTTTAGAGCAACCTCATATATATGCATCTGTGAAGGTGAGATTGACACGATCACGCTGGATACTGTCTGCGGGATACCTGCGGTGGGAGTTCCAGGAGTCAATAACTGGAAGAAACATTATACGAGACTTCTTCAAGACTTTGAAAAAGTATTCCTCTTTGCTGATGGGGATAGTGCTGGCGCTGACTTTGCTAAGTCTCTTTCTCGTGAACTGGGCAATTTGGTGGTAGTTAATATGCCAGAGGGTGAAGATGTGAACAGCATGTATCGCCTAAATGGTGTAGACTATTTCCAACAAAAGATTGAGAGTGTCTTAGATGTTGTTGCCTGATAAGGATGGAATGTTCACCTGCAAGGGTGAGTGCGATTTCAATACTGGTGATGTCTTTGATATGCTTGACCATGCTGGCGTAGAGTTCACATGGGCAGTTAAAATCAGTGATAATCGCGTGTTTGACCTGTTTGATTTCCTCAGATACTTATCTGATACAGTCAATGAGGGTGACCTTGAAGGTGCATACATGATGATTCAAGACACCGCAACAGCATTTGTGAATGCATCTAGTGATGAACTAGAAGAGTTTATAGAAGAGTCTATTGTGGCTGATGAAGCAGACAATGGCATTAAGTCGATTGAGAGGATGCTGCGTGACAGTGAGTAAGGAAAACCTAAGAGAGTTAGTCTGGACTGAGAAGCCTGTAGACCAGTTCGACCTAGATGTATATGAGATCGTAGATGAACTCTATGACTTGCTTATCAGCAAGCATCACGACTACGGCCCAAAGAATATTGCACTGTCTCCTGGTGGTCCTCTCAATGGGCTACGTGTACGTATGTGGGACAAGTTAGCACGTATCAATAACCTTACATCAAATCCTGATGGTGCTCAACATGAGCCACTAGAGGATTCGTTCAAAGACCTAGCCAACTATGCTATCATTGGCATGATGGTACTGAGAGGAAAGTGGCCAAATGAATAAGATCGTATACAAGTTGAAGAAGCGTTACATATGGGACTATCAATCACCAGAAGAGCAGATTAAAGGTTTACGTAAAGACCTTGATACTGTAAGAGCAGATGTTAAATGGATTATTGATATTCTAGTAGAGGCTAACGTCATTGAGGATATTGATAATGACCCTCAACGCACACGACTAATCAAAAACTACAGCGATAGTTGGGGTATTCCATACGAGTATCGCCAAGCATTCAAGGTTAACTCAGTTAAGTCAAAGGGTACAAAATGAAAATCTTCGGACCTTACAAGGGCAGTAAACAGAACGGTGGACGTCCAATCTACGTCTTCAAAAGAAAGAAGAAAGATGGCACAGTGGTTACAACTTCTAGCAATAAGGCTAGAGTTGATTACGAAAAAGCCACAGGTAAGACACTACCAAAGTCAACAGAAGTCGACCATAAAAACAACAAAGGTCGAGCAGGCGATGACAGACTTTCAAACCTCAGGACCCTTTCCAAAAGCAAGAATGTGGGACTAGAGAACAAGCGTCGCGCTAAGAAGACTACCAAGAAAGCAGCGGTGAAGAAGAAGTGAAGAACATAGTCTGTATTTCCGATCTCCAAGTACCGTACCACGATGTAGAAGCAGTGGCTGCAGTTGCTAAGTTTATCCAGTGGTACCAACCTGAGACAGTCGTCTCTTGTGGTGACGAGATGGATATGCAGACTATCAGCAAGTGGTCTAAGGGTACTGAGTTAGAGTTTGAGCGTTCTATTGGACGTGACCGTGATCTAACTCGTAAGGTGCTGTACGACTTAACAGTTGAGCACATGGTACGCAGTAACCACACTGACCGCTTGTTTAACACAGTGGCTATGAGAGCACCAGGACTTCTTGGTCTACCAGAGTTACAGTTAGAAAACTTTTTAGGTCTCAATGAACTTGAGATCAAGTACCATACAGACCCATATGAGTTAGCACCTGGTTGGCTTCTCATGCATGGTGATGAAGGAAATGTGCAACCCACTGCTGGTGCGACTGCCTTGGGACTAGCAAAGCGCTCAGGAATGAGCGTAGTGTGTGGTCACACGCACCGCATGGGGTTGACACATCAGACTCAGACTTACCGTGGTGGTAAGCCTAAGACTGTATGGGGAATGGAACTAGGCAACTTGATGGATTACCGTAATGCTAAGTACATCAAGGCAGGACTATTCACATGGCAGCAAGGGTTTGGCATCTTGCACGTGGATGGTAACAACGTTACACCGCAGTTAGTTCCAATCATTAATCGTTCCTTTACAGTGGATGGTAAGACATTTAAGTGGTAATTCAACCTATTGACCCATTAGAATACGAAGGCATGGTAGGTGCTATTGCCTACGAATACTCTCGTAAGTTTCATATGTGTGATTCAGATGACATCCGTCAAGAACTGTGGATATGGTTCCTAACTCACCCTAACAAGGTCAGCACATGGAACGCAATCAAAGGTTCTAAGGATGCAGATAAGTTGATTGCACGTTCACTGCGTAACGCTGCTAAGGACTACTGTCAGCGTGAGAAGGCTCGTGCTGTGGGTTACAAGGTAGAGGATAACTATTACTATGACCGTGAGGTTGTAGAGTTGCTACTGCCAGCAGTGCTACGTAAGGACCTCAATGCACCAGCCATGACTGAACTAGGGTTCACCAAGGCTAAGAAGGTAGCATCAGAGGGTGGTAACTGGTTTGCGATGATGGCTGATATTGATCGTGCACTGAGTCGTTTAACTCAGGAGCAACTGACTATCATCTATCTACGCTTCGGTGATGGCTGTGATAACATTACGTTATCTAAGGAGTTAGGTATCACTGAGGATGCATCTCGTATGCGTGTGAACAGAGCAGTGAACAATCTATTAAACTTCCTTGGTGGCACACGACCACGCAAGGAGCGGGACTATACGGAAGAGGAAATCAATGAGCAGATTAATGCAGATTCACGAAGTGACGGAGATTTACAAGACGCTGGACTCGACAGTCCAGAACAAGGAATGGATTGAGTCACACTCAGAAGAGGATGTTAAACTCCTCACTGATGCACGTGATATGTCTCTTAACCTACTCTCACAGGTAGGTATCTTCATTGACTTGTTCCACCAGTACATTGACCTCATTCAGGCTAATGCGATCTTCTCTGACAGTTTCGCTAGGGGTGATTCGAATGACGGCGATGTCTCTCCAACACAAACTCCTCCAGCACCAGCCAACCGCGCTGAGAAGCGCGCTGCTGCCAAGTCTGGGCTAATCCTACCAGATAAGAAACTGGTGACACCATGATTTGCGTAAAGTGTAAAGCAGCAGGTACGGCTAACTCAGTAGGTGACACATCCATAGCGGTTATGTTCCATGCAGAGTGTGAGTACAAGGATTGCTACTGCCAGCATAAGACAGGTAACTTAATTAAGAAATAAAAAAAGCCCCCCACCCAATTAAGGATGAGGGGCGTGAGTCTACCGCCTTCCAAGAGTAGACTCGTGTCTGATAATCAGACAGTTAGTAATCTCTTACTATGTTTAGTACGTGCAACACACCTTGTGCCTCAAGGCGCGTGATTATGTAATCTATCACAGATTGTTCATCTAGTGGTGGATTACCTGCTACTTCATCTCCGACAGTAAGTGAGAAAGTGAAACTATTCATCTCCCCACATCCTGTCTGGTTCGTTCATTTCGCTACAGATACACTCGTAAATAAAACGACCACAGTCTTCGCAGTCATCTTCCTTACCTAGTGCTATGTCATCATCAAGTGGTGGTTCATACCCCATGATTGTATTCCTTTCCTACCTCGTATGACTCACAGATAGCCTCGACTGCCTTGTCTAACTCTCTGCGTATTTCGATCTTGTCAGCATCCGATAGATGAGCAATTAGGTCAGCAGTTAGTTCTGCCTTCCATAGTGTCCTTCTATCCTCGCCCTTCATAGTGCTACGGCAAGTATCAAACCTACTGCCGTCAGGGTTGCTAGAGATGTCATGAGCATGAGGAACAACTGTTCACCCACACTTTCCGTGAAGTGATTATCGTCATTCATCATAGTCCTCTTTCATGTTATGGGGCACTCTATAAACAGCGGTCTCAAA